GCCGATTTATCAAAATATGGAGGTTCATTTATGAAAACATTAAAAACCTATAAGGTTAAAGCCTTTACACTGATTGAAAATAGCGTAACCAAATTTATCAAATTTTCCAACGGATCACTATCTTGTCAGATGTGACTTGCACCTTGTCAATCAGCTCTCTGACAATAACTTTTTGATTATCGTAGGTCATATCCAGTACACTACTAGCATCTAATAGTTTTTCGATCTTCTCTCTTTTGCCCGCTTGCTTATCATTCGAGGCTTTTTTTATTTCTTCTTCCAGCGCGCTTCTTTGCTTGATAAAATCTGAAGACTTGGTCCTTAATTCGTCCAATGTGATCCTGTCGTCCAGGTATAGATCATTCAGCTTGCTTAGTTTAAGTGTTAGGCTGTCTATTTGTTTTTGGATTGCCTGCCTGTCGACTGCCGGGCTGGCATCGTCCGAAAACAGCTCTTTTATTTTGTCTGGGTCGTTTTGTAGCTGAGCGATGCGTGTTAACACATAATGCTCTAATAATTCCATGTCATAGTAGCCAGACTCGCACTTTTTATTGTCGTTGTAAACCGTGACACCCCTTGTTTTTCGCGGGTGTCTTTGGTAGCACTCATACCTTTTAAAGCGTGTACCGTCTTTTCTTACAGCCCCTAAAATAACTTTAAGGGGCGCGTGACAGTACCCGCATTGTGCCAGTCCGGATAGCATATATTTAGCCTGGAATGGTCGAGGGTTCGACAGTTCTTTGGCTGTCTGCTGCCGTTTGGCCAGCTCTCTTTTCGTTTGCTCAAAGTCATCTAGCGAGATTATAGCCTTGTGTGTGCCTTGGAATGTTTGGCCTTTGTATTGATTGAGGCCACAATATACAGGATTGGCTAGTATTCCTCTGATTGTACGATAGCTCCAGGCTGGTTGTTTTGGGTATTCCTCATTGATTTTATCCCTAAGTTTAGTGATAGACATACCAGCCAAGTATGACGAGTATATCTCTTTCACTGCCAGGGCCTCATATTCGTTGACGGTCATTGACCCCGTTTCTTTGTTGTAGTTGTACCCGTATGAGGTTTTAGCCCACATCATGGACTTGCCAGCTTTGGCACGGCCTAGCTTGCCTAGTTGCATACGCTCTTTTATTTGCTCCCTCTCTAGTTGAGCAAACACGGACAATAAACCTATAACGGCCCGTCCGAATGGTGTCGAGGTGTCGAAGTTCTCTAGCAGGCTTACGAACTCGATATTATTTTTTAAGAAGATATCCTCGATCAAGTAGAGCGTGTCCTTTTGGCTCCGGCTCAATCGGTCCAGCTTGTATACTAGTACTGTATCAAATAGCTTGCTCTGGGCATCTTTTATAAGTTGCTCAAGTGCTGGGCGCTCGGTTGTCGAACCAGAAAAACCCCCGTCAGTATACACCTTGTAAATGTGCCAGTCTTTAATATCGCAGTAGCTCTCCAGCTTTGCCTTTTGTTCTTCTATCGAGTAGCCCTCTTCCATCTGAGAAGTGGTAGACACGCGCACATATAATGCTACTTTATTCATTGTCTTTCCCCTCCATTTCTGCTAAAATAGAGTATAGAAAGACACCTTTCAAAATATTCATTTTGAAACCTTTCCTTATCTTTTCAGTCCCACGCTTGAAGTCGCCAAACTTTGAGAGCGTGGGGCTTTTTTTTAATAGTCTAATACCATATCTACACCTTTTTGGTGTGCAATTTCTTTAGCGTTTGTGTCGTACAATTCAAGTTCTACTCGCTTGTGTGAGTTGTAATCTGAATTGTATAGATCCAACACGGCAACTTTTAAATCGTGGAGACTATCTGCAAAATCTTGCACATCATCCTTGTCTAAATCATCTCTGGATAGATTCAATTTGACTACTAGGGTGTTGTCGTAATAATAAACCTTGCCAATTTTTCGTTTTACCGTTTTTTGAAATCTATAAGCGATAACTGCCATATAGTCCTCATCTCCGTTTAAAGTGGTAGGTGCGTGTTTTAGATCGACACTTGCGCTACTTGTTTCTTCCTTGCTACTAGACTGCTTCGTTTCCACTTGTTCGGTCTTTTGTTCTTGTTTTGATTCTGCAGCAGTGCTTTTCTGACTGCACCCAGCTATAAATAGAGTAAGTGTAGCGATTGCTACCAGCGTAACCTTTTTCATATTTCCCCCTTTTTGGCTATCCAACTAGCCTATAAAATTCGTCAATAACCATTAATTCGTCGGTTACTGATTTAAGTTTGTGTCTTTCCATAAAATTTAAATAGTTAAAATCTTCCTTATCTACTCTTTCCAGCTCCTCTCTCAGTAGCGCGTGTATCATGGCCCTATTAGCCTCATTTTCGCACTTTATCGGGTTAATAATATAATTAGCCTTGGTGTGGTTTAAGTGGCCTAATTCGTGCAATATGACCCGTTTCTGGGCCTCCCTAGTTAGTGATTTGTTAACAAAGATAATCCTCATATCTGAGATTATCATTCCTGGTCTTTGCCATAGTTCGTTGTCAAAGTAAGCGAGTGTCACTCCCTCGCTGTCACAAATTTCTTCTATCGTCATAATCTGCCTTGTAGGTATATTTCTATTATGTTTTTAATCGCTTGTATATCATTTTCAGTCAATGGCTTACCGTCGAAAGTCTTTGCGCTTTCGGCCAGCTTGCGCAGGTCTGTTTCTGAATAGCCCGTTTCAGCGGTTTGTTCTACTTCATCTTCCCAACCCATAAGATCAGCGGGTGAAATATTCAACGTTTCAGAAATTTTCTTTAGTACCTCTGGACCGACCTTTTCTATATCCCCTCTTTCGTATCTGAATATAGTTGAGCGAGAAACTCCCACGCGCTCAGCGAGGGTATCAGCAGAGATCTTCAATTCTTTTCTTCTAAGTTTAATTCTTTCTCCGACGTTCATGATTTTTTCTCCTCTTATATATTACACGTTAATTTTACATCTTTAGTTTCAAAAACGCAACAAAAAAGTTTCAAAAATGCGATTTTTTTGTTGACAAACTTTTCTGGTCATGTTATACTTAATTCAACAAGTCGCAGAAGTGCGACAAAAAGAAAGGAGAATACATGGTTAATGTATCAAAGTTAAAAGGTAAAATCGTAGAGCGAAACACCACGCAAGAAGAACTTGCTAGTAAAATTGGTGTTACTAAAAGTACGTTTTACCGCAAGATGAAGCGAAATGGCAACTTTTCGATCAAGGAAGTAAACTTGATTGTGTCAGCTCTTGATCTTTCAAAAGATGAAGCTATGGCCATTTTTTTTAGCGAGACAGTCGCATAAATGCGACAATCTGGCAGAGTGAATAGAAAGGAGAATGAATGCCACTGAAGATAGACGACTACAAAGACTTTGAAATGTTTTATAAACTACCTCAAGAGTTATTTGACGAATGTTTCAAGGGGTTGTCAATCGGTGCTAAAGTCTTATACGCAATCTTGCGGGACAAATGGGGTCAGTCACAAAAGAACGGCTGGCACGATGAAAAAGGTATCTATTGCAACTTCTCAGTGAAATTACTTTCAAAAGCAATGGGTTGCTCAGAAAGATCAATCATAGTCTACAAAAAAGAATTGAATGATTATCAGTTGATTTCTGAGAGTAGGCAGTTTAATTCAACCAATAAAATCTATGTGAACAGAGTATCTGAAGCGAAAAGGAACGTACATGTAAATAATTCATGTACGGAAGTGCAGAATCTGCATCACACACATGCAGAATTTGCATGTACGGAAGTGCAGAATCTGCCAACTAACCAGACTAATATTAACCAGACTAATTTAACCAGACTTAATGATGATGATGATGCGGTTCAAAAATTAGAAAATATTCAATCTGGAACTATCGCACAGACACTCAGAAGTAGAGGTTTTAAATTAGATCAAATTCAATTTCAACAGTTATTCGATTATATCGCTTTAGATGGAATGAAGATCGAGCTTGTCCAGCTTGCTATCAGCAAGTCAGCAGACAACGAAGCTAGAAATTTCAGATATTTAAAGAGTATCTTGGATAACTGGAAAAAGAACGGTGTAAAAACGGTTGAAGAAGCTGAAAAGGAAGATGAGCAATATAAATCATCTAAAAAGCCTAAAACATACAACGGCCAGAAAGATTTCAAATCTGGCAAGTATGCACTTCTCGGAACTGACATAAGCGTTCACGAAATAGATCCGGAATTAGGTTTTTAGGGGGTGACAGCATGGATTTACCGCTGGTCTACCATATCAACGAACAAGAGACCTGCTCTATACATTCGTGCTTTAAGTGGTCGTTAAATGATGATGTACCACTGCAGGACGAACGGAACAGAACCTTTTGCCCGGAGTGCCAGAGAGAGAAGATGGCACGTGAGGAAGAACAGAAAATCGGTCAAGCTCAAACAGCCACTATCTTGCGCAAGACTTACGATGTCTTTGATAAAAATAG